TTTGGCAATCTCTTTTGCTTTTTGTACTAAAGCATAACCTTGAGGTGTTTCGTTTACTTCTTCTTTTTTAACAGGTGGATTATATCTACCCATCTTGTCAATTGTAAAACCTCTCATTCGTAAGTTAGCAGCCATTCTTTGTAGTTCTGGTAAACTATCAGCGCCTTTAAATCCAGCGTGTTGACCATTCTTACTATATGAAATCATAAATGATTGTATCTTTTCTTCTATTTCTTCTTTTGTAAGCATATTCTTACCTTGAGAAGCAACATATTTCATAAATTTATCCATACCATCTTGGCTTTTAAAAGCACTTACATCAATACCTTTTGGTGTCATCTTCACAGTGATACCAAACTCTTTTGCTTTCTTCATTATTTCTGCTGAAGAAGCTTCATCTAATTCTATTTCTTCTCTTACTGGCATACCTTTTTGTACCATACGAGATAATGCTAGACCAGATAAGAAAGGTATTTTTTTTCTTCTTAATGAGTCTAATGCTCTATCAGGTATCATGCTAAATATTTTTCTTAACTTGTTTGCCTGATCTACTGATATTGTTTTACCTTTTAGTGGCTCGTATTCTTTTTTAAGTTTATCTAACATACTATCAGAAAATTCTACAATAGTTTCTTCTTTTAGCTTGTCGTAATTCTTTTTCCAATAATCTGTTGCTACTCTTTGATCTGTTGATTTAAAAGCTTCTTTTTCATCTTTATCTAATACAACATAATTCATCTTACCGGTTTTACTATCTCTTTGCATAGATACGTAAGGTTTAATACCAGCTTCTCTAAAAACTTTTTTACCTTGTTTAAATATTTTTTCAGCAGTTTTCTTGTCAGGAGCATAAACGTGATTTTTTTTATCAGGTGTATTTCCAATATCTTTATAAGCTATACCACCTCTAATTTCATATCTTTCATTGTCGTAAGCATCTGATTCACCTAAAATACTCTTAACAGTTTTTAAAGGTATATTTAATAATTTAGCTATTTCTTTGGCACTTTTACCTTCTTGGTCAGCTGTAAAAATGTCTTTCATTCTGCCTTCTTCAATATTGTTATCTCTATCTCTAACTTGGTTTAAGGCCTCTGCCATCGTTTGTCTATATCTACTCATTATAGTGAGCTCCATACATTATCCCAATTAATTACTTTTCTTTTTAATTGATCTTTCAAAGTTGTTTCCAATCTTTGTCTAATTGTTATTGCGTCATTCCCTATAACTCTAGCGAAATCGTTATGTATTTTTTCTAGTGATGAATAAGCATCAGCTAATTTCTTATCGTTTAATATCTTATCAGCGATATATCTTCTTGTTTCAAAGTGGTCGTTTCTAGCTGTTTTAGCTCGTAAATACTGCAGATGAGTTTCACTCGCTTTGGCTTCTATTAAACCATAATCGCCTTTTTTAAATTGTTTAAATGATTTACTCATCTTCTTTATCCTTAAATTGTTCTTCGTGTGGCGTGTTATCAGATAACTCTTTTAGAAACTTTTCCATCTCTAAATCTTCTCCATCATTCTTTTTACCACTTCGTCTAGTTTCTCTCGCCATAATTCTTTGTATCTTTCCTTATATTTATCTATTGTCTGATCCGACATTTGCCATTCTTTTATATCTTTTTCTTCTACGCTACTTTCTTTATCTAGTCTAAATTTACTAAATGAATTGATAACTCTTTTTAAATTGTCTTTAGGATTACTTGGTTTATACTCACCACCTTGATGTTTAGGATCGTAAGTTGGCTCTCCTGGAGTAATCTTAGCAGTATAATTAGCGTAATCATGTCCTATATCGTATGCTTCTTTTTGTTCGCCTTGTGCTCTCTTTAATTGTTGAGTAGTTGGCGCACCCTTTTCACCTTTTTTTCTCATCTTCTCGCCTCTTTTTCTTTTCATGTGTATATTGTGCCACAGTCCTTTACCTTTTTCGTCTAACTTATCAACTACTTCACCATACATTTGTTTAAACTTTTTAGTATGGATTGATGGTTTAGTCTTGGCATCTTTATCGCCTGGTGCAGGTTTATAGTCGGTATCACCTTTTTTGTATGTATCTTTTTTAAAGTGATCTGCTCTTTTATCTTTAACATCTTTTGATAAACCTGAATAATATTTTTTTGGTTGTGTTCCGTCTTTCTTTTTGACATCTTTATCTTGTGGAGTTTTATCTTCCTCTATTGTATCTACGGCAGTGAAACCATAGTCAACATTTGTATCGTATTCTCTCACTTCTACCTCTCTATCTGCGGCTACAGGTAAACAATCCCATATCCACGCTTTGTGTAAATTGTTATTATTGTCTTCTATTACGATATAATTTGTACCTCGTCTTTTAACTGTACCTGATATATCTTCTTTTATATAATCTACTTTGTCGTTAATGTTAAAGATCATTTCTCTAACATATAAATCTCTTACTTGTTCTTGTTCAAATCCCTCTAAACTAGCGACTGGTCTATAAGTTCCTATTCCTGGTCCACCCATCATTGAATAACTAGCGGCAAGTTTCATTCCTACTCTAACATTTTTCATAATTGTTTCAGCATCGTTGGTACCTCTACTACTTCCAGGTAAACCTTTTTTAAATGCTTCTAAATCACCTTTCGCAGCCGCGGCTCTCATCTTACTTGCACTCATACCTGCTGCGCCATCAGCATCAGGATCACGCTCTCCAGCAGATACAACTTTTATATCTTCAAAGTAATAGTATCCGTGTCTGGACTTAACGTTGTTATATCTCTTTAGTAAACTATCAAACTCTCTAACTCTATCGCTACCTACAACCATAATAACTCTGTGGTAATCATCATATAGTTTTGTTAAAATATCTAATACATTGTTTGATGGATTAATCTCTATGTTTCTAGCATGTGTACGAAACATTTGTTTCATCAAACGCAATTTATATCTAACATCTAGTGGATTTTTTTTAGGGTCTTCACTTCTACTTAAATATATTTTGTAATCTCTGGCTTGTGATTTAACTTTATCCATCAACTTTTGATGACCTATTGTTGGTGGATTAAATCTACCAAAAGTAAACGCAATCGTTTTAGGTGGTTTAGCCTCTGTAATTGTACTCTCTGGTATACTCTCTGGTAAACCAGCGTCTTTAACAGCTAATCCAAATTCTCTATAACCTATACCAGCATGTTGAGCAGCTTTGTTTTTAGCATCTGCCATACCTTGTCTTAAATATTTTAAATATAATTGTAAACCTCTTTTCATCAAAGGTGCTTTAATAGTTCTTCTAATTAAAGTATCCCAAGCACTAGCGATTGATTCGTTTTTAATACTATCAATTTCAGCATCTGTAACTTTACCATCTTCTAATATATCTTTACACTTCTTATAGAATTTTAAGTAATGATATTTTTCTAGGTATTTGTAGATAATATTTTTAGGTAGTTTATGTTTTTTACCAAACTCTCTAATTTCATCTGGTGTCATATCATCATTAAAAGCACTTTGTCTTTGTTTGACCACATCATCACCAATATCAACTAACACCTCTATACTGTCTTCTATTTCGTCTAGTTTACTATTAATTTTGTCTTGTAAGTTTAATACATCATTTGTACTTAAATCTTTTAGTTCTTCGTAATCTATAATATCTCTTTTTAGTTCACCTTTTACAACATCTATTTCTTGTACTTTTTTCTGAAAGTCTGCTTCATATTTTTCAGCGTCAAATGTATCTTCTGATGGTTTTCTTACAAACTCATTTTCATCAATATCAAATACACCATCAGCCATAGCATCATTCTTTTTCTTTAGCTCTGGATCTGTGATTACATAATAATTCACAGGGTGTTTTGTACCTGGTACAAGTTTACCATTTATATCTCTTAAACTAGACGCTAGTTCTTTTCTAGCTGTCTCTCTATCTTCTTCTGGTACATCAAACAATACATTGATGTCTAAATCAGCATCGTCTCTATATCTCTTTGTAAGTATAGAGCCAATTAAAGAATATTTTTTAACAGGATACTTTTCTTGGAAACTATCTATCTGATCTAATATCATATCCACAACTACTTTTTTTAGTTTAGGATTATCTGTATTAGCATCATCAAATACACCTGGCGCATATCTTTGTCTAGGTATGTCTATAATACTTTCTTTTATGTAATCTTTAAATTTCATATTCTTTTTTTAGCTTGTAGTTCGTTTGCTATCCACTGTTTTGCTGTTAAGTTTTGTGGTGTTGATCTTAATTGACCTCTAATAAACTTCGCAGCTGTGTTAAGTGTTTGTGTGACTAACTCTTTTTCACTTCTATTATTATCAACAATTAACATTCTATTTGGACTAAAAATTCTTTGAAACTGACCTATGTTTCTTTGTACACCATTCCAACTATTAGTTACAATATATTCTGGTATTGATCTAGGTCTATTTTTATTTCTTTCTAACGCAACTTCTAAACTTGTATTAACAAATATCATATAGCTATCATAACCTATTTGATCTAACATTCTCTTTTGTGTATTGATTACATTTAAATCTCTACCAGTTGCGTCTATGACTAAACCTAATCTACCTTGAACATATGTGTCTAGTGCTGTCGCTGTTGTCATCTTTGCTTTTGCTCTTACTATATTTCTAAAATATTCTTCTTCGTCTGGCATCTTCAAAGATAAGCCAGCTTTTCTTAAACCTCTCTCAAATGATGCATCAGAGTTTACTAACTTTAAACCAGTACCACCAAAGGCTGATCTAGTTACAAATGTTTTACCACTGCCAGGTCCACCAGCCAAGAAAAAGGCTTTGAATATACCTGGGTCGTAAACACCCTCTCGCAATATTTGATTTAGTTTTTTCATTAGTTATTTACTTTTGCTCCAGCTCTCCATTGATAACAAGACCAATATCTAGCTTTTGTTTTAGGTCCTGGATTATCACAATTATGTCTAGCTCTAAATGACTTTCTTCTTGCTGGGTCGTCTCTCTTAATTGACAATCCAGTCGTATCACCAAATGATACTTTCTTTATTTTGTCGCCATCTTTTACATATACATAAAACTTTTTAGAACCACCTCTAATTGGGTCGTTTAGTTTTACTTTCTTACCTTGGTATTCTGCTTCTTGTAAAGGCTCACTTTCATGTTCAAAAATTACTTCGTCACAAGCCTTGTCGTATTCTTCAAATTGTTTAAATGTTTTTGGCATTAATTACTCCATCCTTTTGGCACTATAACCAGTAGATGTTCTTAAAAAATGTCCTATACTTTGTATCTCACTCATCTTATTAATGAGAAAGTTTTTAGCATTTTGTAATGTGACATGAGATGCGATAGCCATTACCAATGCGTTCTTATTTCTATCTATAAATTTTATATTAGTTGCTAATATATCTTTATACTTTTGTTTTCCTTTTTCCGTTTTTCTAGCATCAATTTCTGCTTGTAGAATATTAACATAATACTCTCTAAACATATCTACTAAATTTCTAACTTTGGCCATATGACCTTGCGTGTTTCTTATGTAGTGATTAAAGAAAGTTTTTAATCTAAACCCTACACCTAAACCATCAGCAGAGTTTTCACTCATCTTATCTAATAAAGGTGCTGCCTTTGATAGTGAACCTTCTGCCATTCTTAACTTTGCGTTGAATTGTGCTAATTCATTTCTAGTTAGTTTCGCAGAACCAGATACGTCTCTATAACTAGCACTAGCTAAAAATACGTTTGTTGCTCTACCTCTTACTGTACCAAAACCAGCAGTCATACTATCTAAAGTTTTACCAGTATATTTTGTGTGAAAGACAATACCCATTCTTGCTCTACTAATCTGTCTACCAATACTAGAGTTTGTTTGAACAGCATATGTAATTGTATTTGGTGTAAATGAAATCATATCGTCACCATCTAAATTAATCTTTTTTAAATCTGATTGTGAGAATAAAAAGTCACCTTGTAATACGCCTTTGATACCTAGACGTGATAATTCTTTTAAGGCTATTTGAAGTTTAGACGCTAATTCGCCAGAGTGATTTTTTCTTATATCTGCGTTAGTGTAATTTACTTTAGCGTTTTTATTGAAGACTGATTTTGTACCGACAAAGAATTTGCCATTTTCTGGATTGATACCACAGATGATAGCTGGTGCGCCATCCCATTTAACTGTCATATTAACTTTTTTACTAGAAGAACCAGCGAGCATATTTCTCACCGATCGTAAAAAGTTTAACGCATTCTCACCACCCTTTGATCCACGATTTATTATATCGTCCTCTAGGTGTTCTAAATGTGTGTTCCTGTCTGTTGTTGTAAATCCTTTAAAACTAAACATTTCTCTCTCATGTATTCCATAAATTTATTCAAGTCGTCCATATAAATCAATTGTTTTTCTTATATTTATAAGACTAAAGTCTTGTCCATAAAAATTTAGGTACACCACCATTCGCCTGCCATACCTTATTTTTGTTTTGAAACTTAACTAATTTGTGGGCATCTTCCTCAAAAAAATACTCACTTATAACATTATTATTAGGTTTTTCTATAACTTGCCATATAATTTCTGAACCTCTTTTTATCATTTTCTTTTTGTATGATAAATCAGGTTGAAGATTATTTGGTCTTCTATCACCTCTATGAAATCTAACTTTTTGTTTTTTTGCCATTATAATTTAAAGTCACTAAATTTTTCATAACTTTCCTCTGGTGTAGGATAGTTTTCTTCTTGTTTTAATTCTTTACCACCTACTATATTTTGTGCTGAATTTTCTGTATCATATAGTCTCATTTTCGCTCTATCAACACCTACAATAAATGATCTGTTAATTGCTGGGTCATTGTATCTATTTTTTAATTGTTTTACTTTCATTTGTCCTAGACCTTCTAGTTCTTCATTTGACATAAGAGCAAACATAAAGTCAGCAGTCGCTGGTAAACCAAACGACTCTGATGTATCTTCTAAACCAATGTCTGTACTTACAAAACCTGTTCTAGTTGTTTGTGTTGCACTGAAGATAGGTACATCATGTTCAACAGCAAGACCTCTTAATTCTTCAGCGATTGCTTTGATATAGAAATAACTAGAGATATTACCACCTTTAAACCGACTAGACGCACATATATTAAGATAATCAATAAAGATTACTTGTGGTCTAAA